GATTTAACGGTAACATTTGGGTTAAACCCTAAATTATGCTGAATTTCTAGGAAATGATGAGTTCCAGCATTTTGCACCTGGGCAATAGAAAACGGAAATATAAAAGATCCATTTAGCAAAAAGTTTATTGAACCATCCCAGCTTAGATCGTTTAATTTAGGGCCATATAATCTAGTGGTATCTTTATCGTAATAAAAATCACCTTCTAGGCCAAGATTTCCTGCTGGTGCCCCGTTTCCATTAAGGATTGTTCTACCACGGGGTCCTTGAGGACCAGGGGAGGTTACAACAACCTTACTGGTTTGTGCGGCTATAATTTGTGTAATAGACATTAAATTGTCACCGATCTACTTAAGGTTATAAATCCCTCAAGAATTTTTGTTTTGTTTAAATTAGTATCTGTCAACATAATGTCATATGAAGACTTTGGGTAAAACAATTTATTTGTTTGTGTTGGAGTCATCTTCATAGTTAATTTGCCATTTAGGCCATCTACTGTAATCCCTCCAGCTGAGGGGGATGTTAAAGTAAAAGCTAATTTACTTCCGCCCTTTGATTCACGAACCTGCATCTTTGCTGTAGACCCAGTGATATTGATAGGGACGCCGCTGCTGTCTATATACTCAACGGTAAATGTAAAGGTAGTGTTTTGATCCACTTCCCAATTCTTTTGTAATGCCATTTGCAAAATCTCCTAAATAGGAAAACTCCTATGCTTATTTTAGCACAGGAGTTGTCCTAAGTACTTTTATTAAATTATGACTTTTTGGTGAATCCGAACGAGTTTTCGTTAGGATTTAGGGCTTTAAGGATAACGGGCAAGCAAGCCGCAATTCCACCCTTAATTAAGTCTCCTGGGTCTGTGTTACCAGTCATATATAGTGCAATGGCGGCGCCAAGGAAATGGCGACCATAGCTTGCTAACGCTGCTAGAATTTTCTCCTGCATTGTTACCTTTCCATCTTGATTTAGATCTTGTTTCATAAGACCTCCTATTTCTGGACACTTTGTCCAGGAATTTGGGATTTCTCCCAATCTTTATTATATACCTTTTACCTAGAAATGTCTACTAATTCACAGTTCCCGTCGGAACTGCAGGCTAAAGTAGCATTCATAGAAGTTCCGTCTTCTGTTTCATAAAAGGACAAATCTTCCCAGCGAATTGTAGATGGCATTTTGGAAAGAAGTTCTAAATATTCTGTTTCTGTAGCTTCTTGATACGGTGCTTGTTGATATGTGTGATCTGAATGTGGCAAAAATGAAATACCAGATACTTCATCAAAATGTTTCCATACCCATGCCCCTACCTCCATCCACTCATCCTCTTTAACAGATACAGTAATCGACGGTTTATGTTCACACCATGATCTTTGATATGTAAGCCATGTGTTTAAATGTTGAATAGCGGTAATATCATTTCTAACAATTGCACCTTCTGGTGCTTTTATTGGAAATGAAAAAACAACAGTATCATTAGGTTTTAAATAGTCGTCTTCACAAGGAATGCCAACTTCTTTTAAAAATGTTGATAATGGATCTTTCTTGTCTCCACGAACTGTCCTAATGTAGTACGGTGAATGCCAGGCATGCATTCCAGAAGATACACCAGTTAGTTGAGATACCGTACCTGAAGGCTTAACACAGGTAATAGCAGCAGATTCATTTATTCCAATATTTGCTGCTTCAATTTTGTTTACATTTCTTGCGGCATCACGAATTTTAGACAAGAACTCTCCAAGCTCATCTAGCCCGTCTTTGCCTGACATAAAACTATGTCCAAATTGTCCAGTTATTGATACGCCAAGCAATCTTTCCTCTTCTGTATTATCTTTCCAAACTTTACGAAGATATTTAAAATCTGTAAGCGTAGACTGCCATGTGCCTAATATGGTTGCTAAGCGGACCTTATTTTCTATTTCTGTCAAATTATCTTTCTCACGAATTACAACCTCAGACAGGTTACAAAATTGATAGGGTCTAAGAATAATTTCCGAACAAGGATTGGTTCCATAATGTATTTCTGGGTCCCTGCGTTCCCACCTTGCTGCCTGTTTTTGAGCAGCGGCTACATTGTATATTCCTCGTTCTCCTGATTTAGAATCATAAAGGTTTTTCCATTCTGAAATAAATTGTTCCATTTCTGGTTTACGAGAATATGCTACTGAATTATTTGATAAAGCACGTTGCGGATTTTTTTCCCACCAATTTCCAAATTTTGCTGCAGCTAGCTCGATGTCGTTAATGTTAGAAAGAGAAATCATTGCTGAACGACGAACACCACCTACAACTACAATTTCACCAATTTTACACATAATATCATGTGCCTCAATTGGCTTTAGTTGACGACCTGCTGCTTGCTTAAATTTTGCAATAGTAAAATCAAATAAATTTACTAGTGGTTGTGGTCCAGAGGACCTTCCGCCCATAGTCTTAAGTCTCGCACCTGCGGGGCGAAGCTTAGATACATCGATTGCTGGAACTTGTCCTGCCCATAACATGGCAAGAAGTTCTCTGTATGATTTTGCCCATCCAGTTTTAGAGTCTTCTACAACAATTGTAGTGGTGGTTTTTTCAAATACCTCTGGAACTGAAGGGAGCTTGTTAATGTACTTGTATTCAACAGAAAATCCTACACCTGTTCCGCACATTAAAATGTACATTGTCTCGTCAAATGATCGTGGAGAGTCTACTGGAATAAAAGAACAGTTATATCCTGCAACATGGTCTCTTTCTAGGGCGGGACCAGCAGTCATAACAGATCTCATAGAAGGCATTACATTACGATTAAATACTGCATCTTTTAATTCTGTAACCAAATCCTCATTTGGCTCGTATTTATAATTATCTTTCAAGTAGCCAAGCATGAAGTTAAAATATCTGTCTACTGTTTCTCCCCATGTCTCCCTGCGATTCTCTTCTGGAATCCATCTTGCATATCTAGATAATGCAATAAAATTTTCATATGGGTTAGCAATAGTTTTTGACATTTATAATACCTTCTCTCCGCCTTGCGGTTTGTTTTATTTTAGTGTGAAGACACTATTCTATCAAAGAATAATTTAAAAGAGAAGCCCTAAAATCATTTTTAAGCACATATAATTAAACAATTATTGGTCAACTACACGTATTTATTTTAGTCAACCAGCTTGACATCTATTATTAAATAATGCTACTATTATAGTCCGTTATCTCTATAGGAGGAAATGCCAATGGAGAAAATTAAAGAACGTTTGAGTGATGTTGCTCATAACTGGTCTTACATAGGAATGATTGTATTGTTTCTATTCACCGTCCAGCCTGGGCCAATAACAAGTCAAGCGGCAATCGTTCAACCTGTAGTTAAGGTTGAAAAAACTGAAAGACAACTAAAGAGAGAAATACTAGATAAGTTCAGTAATGACACTTATAAGCACTCAGAAATGCTTGCGCCTGAAGATTTAAAAGATTTACTATGGGCTGTAGGGTTTGAGGGCTTAGCTTTAAAAACAGCTTGGGCTGTTGCTACAGTAGAATCCAATGGGAGACCAATGGCTCTGAACGACAACCTAAGAACACAAGATAAATCTTACGGAATTTTTCAAATCAATATGCTGGGAAATCTTGGCATAAAGAGAAAAGATAAATTCGAATTAGTTTCAAATAAGGAATTATTTGATCCAGTAACTAACGCAGAGATAACGTATTATATGACCAAGGGCGGTAAAGATTGGTCATCTTGGCCAAACTCGATAGGTAAGGCCAGGAACCTCATATCAGAGTTTCCAAAGCACTAAAGGAGGTTAAGGTTGAAAAAGATACAGTATGTATCTAGATACCTAGCCTTGTCAGAAGAGGGCCTCGTTCCCAGGATAGAATGTCCTATGGATCGGGGTCTTCTTATGTGCAATCAGACAAATGAGGATGAGATATACTTATACTGTCTATCTTGCAGTTATAAAAAATTTATAGGGAGTAAATTCTATGACGAACTTAGAGTGGCCGTCGACAGAAATTCAAACTGACGGGGGTCAGGTAAAAGAAACTGACGCTATGGGTAGAGAAAAATTTTGGGAAGATATTGGAAGACCTGAAAATGGAAAATAAAGAACAACCACAGAACCTAGAAGAAAATTTGCCTATGGTCAATTATATTATGCTGCATAGAATCTATGATTTACTTACCCTAATATCAAACAAAATAGTGGGGTCGGAAGATACAGCTAAAATGGTAGAATATCATAATCAAGGCTACCTACTTGGACCCGCCCCATCATATACCCCGCAAGAAGAAGAAAAAGAAAATCCCGTTCAACAAACCCTTGACTTAGAATAATAACTATTTTATAATTTATTTGTACTGGTTGTAGCATCCCACCGATAAGCTCCCAGTATAATGTGTAGCAATACACTAGCAATGCCCAGTCGGATCCGCCTCTGATTGGGTTTTTTGCTTTTTATACACCATATAGTGCGAATTGAAAAGTGTTTATTTAATAATTCCAACTAATAATACAATGGCAACTGAAACAAGCAGCCCTAGCATTAATTTGCTAAAGTCTCCAGCTACAATAGGGAAAACCTTGGTTACTTTTTCCCTTTTTACAGTTCTAATAGCCAATTCCCTGCCCGCAAGAAGGCCTACGAATACCCACGTTGTAGACATAGGGATATCATTTAGTTCTTTGAAGTAGACAAGGATTAAGAAGTAAACAAAATCTATTGCTGTTGCTGATCTTACAAACTTCGTATTGTGTTTGTTTTGAACCAGCCTCTGAATTTTGCCTCCACGCTCTTTAAGCATAAAAGCCAAACCTGAAACAAATACAAAGCTTATGACGATCATCATATCTAGTGGTATAGATCTTGGAAGAAATACTGCTATATTAGCTAAGTCTTGAGATAGCCAAGCCCACCAAAGTAAACCAGTTGATATCCACTGAGCAACTCTCCATCGCTTGCCATGCTCTTCATTTACTGGTATTTTTCTAAATAGTGCAGTAACAATAAACCATAAAATATAAGCTGTGGTCCCTGCTATCAAATACCCCATAATGCTTTTCATTAGCACTGACTGCAAAACATTCTGTGCGGCAAATGCTGCTAGTACTAGAAATGAGGTTGATACTGGAACTCCGATTCTAGTCAATAAAAGCAATACAGCAGGAGCGGCGGCGTGATACCACTGAACCTCTTGAAATGGTATTTTATTTAAACGCTCATAAGATATATCTCCGCCATAAGTAAACCACGCATACCATATCGTTCCAAGTAGGATAGCAGATGCATACGCCCACATGTACTTCCAATTTAAATTCTTTGAGCTGGCTATCCAGGTTCCTAGCGTTTGTACTGAATCATTTGCTATTACAGAGTATGCGGCGAGGATAAATCCTAAACCCATCCATAATGTTAGAAGTTCCATATCTAAAGTATACTAGAAATATATTGGAATTTATATCATATATTGCTCTATTAATTGAATGTTCATCAGCAATTAAAGTGCGCTCGAAAAAAGTGCGGCGGGACTAGAAGAGATGTTCCATGTGAAACATTTACCCAATCTTCCTCATATGGGTCCTAACCCTATGACAATTTGAACATACGATCTCACATTTAGCTATTTCCTGGTCTATACGCTTTTTGGACAATGTGGATATCAATTCCATAACA